CCGCGAAAAGATTATAGACTAGAATGAATAAAGCCGCAATTAAGCGGCTTTTTCTATGCTTGCTCAATACGCTCCTTGGCTATCTTGAAATAACCCTCATCCATTTCTATCCCTATGAAGTCGCGGTTTAGGTTTTTGGCTGCTATTCCAGTAGTGCCTGAGCCGCAAGTAAAGTCCAGCACGGTTTCGCCTTCGTTGGTGTAGGTTTTGATTAAGTATTCCATTAGGGCTACTGGTTTTTGTGTTGGGTGAACCCCTCTTTCCCGATTAAACCGCTGTATGCTTCTAGGGCATCGTAATTTACTGACTTTTAATTTCTTGCCTCCATTCTGGGTACCATATACGCTATCGCTTCTTCCGCTATCAATAGTAGTTGTTTCCTTTCCTTTTCTGCTACCTATTCTTTCCTGTTTAATCTGGTTATATGTTGTCTTGCCTTTTCCAAAAATTAAAACACTCTCATGCTCTTTCATTGGCTGATACTTTACGGTGGCAAAGTTACTGCCGCCATCTTTTTCCCATATCCATTCATACTTAAACATTTTTAAATTACTACAAACCAAAATACTCGTAAACGGCTGACTGGCAGTCATAACAATAGCGCCATTGAGTTTAATTATGCGCCTCAACTCTGCCCACATTGGCTCTAGTGGAATGATTGAATCCCATGAACATTTTGTCGTGCCGTATGGAGGGTCGGCTAGTATCATATCAACCGAGCCGTCTGGAATTTCTTTCATACGCTCTAAGCAGTCGCCTAGTATTAATTGAACTTTACTCATCATATATTCCTGTTATTTGCCGCAATTAAGCGGCTTTTTTGTGTCTAGCCTTGGTAACTGTATTCACCAGCTAGGTTTTTGAACCTGTAATGCTTAAGGTCAGCAGCCACACGAACAGTGCAAGCCTCACCACCTCTCATTTTACCAAAGATAATTTCAGCAACACCTTTGTCAGCAGAGTCTTCATTGTATATTTCATCACGGTATAAAAATGCAATGATGTCAGCATCTTCTTCGATCTCTCCAGAATCACGCAAGTCGCTGTTCATTGGGCGCTTATTTGGCCGCTGCTCGACCCCTCGGTTAAGTTGTGCAAGTAGAAGTAATGGAATGCCCATTTCGCCCGCAAATGTTTTTAACTCCTTCGTCAGTGCGCCAAGCCCTTGAACGCGATTATCGCCCGACATTTTCATTAAGCCGAGGTAATCAATACACATGATGCCTTTTCGGTTTTCTCGATATTCAGGCTGATTATGAAACCACGCCCTTGTTCTACGCTTGAATGCTGAAATGGTTAAGCCTGGGCAGTAGTCAATCATCAATGGCCAGTCTTTTGAGGCGTTAACGCCAGCAGACAACCTAGCCCATTGATCGCCTGCGTGCTCACCATGCGATTTTGTATAACCTGCTGGATCTTGTAAGAATTTAGAATCAACACCACCTTGACTGCAAGCAACACGAGAAGCCACCTCCTCCTCTGGCATCTCCATTGTAGCCATGTAGCAAGGCACACCTTTTGAAGCATTGTGCTCGAGTATGTTTTGCGCGAATGTTGATTTACCAGTACCGGGTCTGCCAGCAATAACCATCATTCGGCCTGGCTCAAGTTGCAATGCAAAGTCAATATCAGTCAGCCCAGTAGAATACAGCTCTACTTTGCCGTTGAAGCGGTCGTCAGTGCGCTCTATTAGCTTTTTAAGTGCCAGCCCCATGATTGATTGTGTTTTAGCTGCCTCGCCTCCAGCGGCCTCCTGTAGTTGCTGACCAATAAACTCCTCGACCTCTTCAACCTTTGCTTTGTCTTCCATTAGCAAGTTGATGCCAGAGCCAATATTGTGCAATCGCCGGTACTTTGCCTTTTCTGCAACGATCTCAGCATAGGCTGGTGCGTTTGCTGTTGATGGTGTCATATCGGCCAGTTCACCAAGATAGGCTATATACTCCATGCCCATCTTATCGGCCACTGTTACGACATCAATCGAGGTTGATTCATTATCAAGATCAATGACCGCTTGATAAACCTTTTTGTGTACAGCGTCGCTAAAGTGCTCAGGCTGCAAAATAGTTAAAACTGAGGCGATTACCTGTTCATCAAGCAAAAGCGCCCCTAGTACCGATTTCTCAGCGTCTAGCGATTGAATTAGGCTCATTTTAACAACTCCTTTAAGTCTTGTGACATTTGAGCATATTTATTGTGCTCGTCTTGTGTTATTTCTCTAACTTGTGGCGCTATCCTATAATTTATATTAATTGTCTTCTCAGGCTTGCACCATCTCACAAACTCAGGAACGCTCGGTAAGTACTGGCCGCCTTCTGTTCTGGCCTTGCGAAAGCCCTGCTGTATTGCCTCGGGCGTATTTAAGCCAGTTTCAATAAGGGCTTTAATCATCTGGCCTTGATACTGGAGTATATCTTCTGGTCGCATAGTCGCTCGAAGGCTTGGCCATATTCCAGAAAACTGTTTAATTAGTTCGGCTGCGAATAGTTCGTTATTCATTAGAAAGCCCTATTTAAAACGTCATCAAGTGATTGTTGTGGTTGGTGTACTGCTACCTGTTGGCCAGCTGTTTCTGGCTTTGATTCTATAAATCTTTCAAGGTTGGCAGCATCTCGGCAGATTAACTCAATGTCATTGTATTTCTGACCTCTATCGTTTTGACCCATATTGTGAGGTGTTTTAGAGCAGTTGATTATCGCCTGCTTGATCTGGTCGACAGTGTAGCCATCTTTCAGCCGTTGAGACAATTTACTTTTTCGCTTGCTGTCTAATTTAGTAGCTCCTGATTTGCCCATCGTATTCTTCCAGAAAGCAAACAGGTGATTAATATTGTAATCAAGCTGGTTAACCGCAGGTTCACTGATAACTTCTTTTTCTTTATCTAGTTTAGTCTTATCTAATCTAGTCTTATCTAGGGGGACTTTCTCGGAGTTTGTCGGAGTTTGTAGGACTCGTTTAGAATCAAGGGATTGAGTGCCTTTTATGCGTACCATTTTAGATGTGTAATCATCGCTAACGCTCGCCAGTTTTAGGCATGTTATTGTGCCTCCTGAGTTTTCAAACAATCCAAGCGAAGAGAACTTATTCATCATCTCTTCAACCTTTTGAACAGTTGACCCCGTGTTTCTTGCAATAATTCTTGCATCATGTTCAAGCTCAAAAGTGAGGTTGTGCGCTTCAACATTGCCAGCTATAAGCTCAAGGCAGTACCAGTAAAGGCCGTAACCTTCCAACCCATAGTCGAGAAGGACTTCTTGAAGCTTAGCGTCCATATTTGCCGTAGATTCATGCTTAAACCACTTCATTATATTACCCCTTCATTAATCAACTTCTCATTAATCCATTGCTCACCCTTTGCAGTGAATAGGCACTGAGAGTAACCAAGCTCTGTTTGCTTCATTTCACCCATGCCGCTATCAATGAATGACATAATGAATGCACGACTACGCTTTACTGACTTACTATAAACACCGCCAATCTCATCAAGAAACCTATTTAATTTTACTGCTGATATTTTATGCTTTTGGGATACCTGGGTTGCTGTCATTAATTGACCACGATCAACGCAATTATCAACAAATGCAACCTTAGGAGCTGCTAGCTCAAGCTGCTTTGCTTGATCTGCCGCAAGTTGTAAGGCTTCGCCTAGTGTCTGTGGTATTTGAAAAGCTTGCTCAGGCTCTTTTGTTAGGCCTTTAATCCAACCAAGAACATTTTTTCTCACAACCTTTGATTCTCTCATGCCAACAAGCAGCATTTGATCTCTATTTAATTGATATGTTTTAAGGGTAGCGCCACTGCTTGGGACTGCGAAATTTTCGCACACCCCTAAATCATCACACTCATCAACAACGCGAGCTAAAAAGTCATCATGCCTTACTTTATTGCTACCTTCGTTTAATCTAAAGCTGTTGATGACCTTCCATAGATCGTAGCTACTCATTGTTAAAACTTCGTTATTTGATATACTTAAATTGTTCATATTTACCTCTATTAATTAACCCGTTGTCGCGGGTTTTTTATTTCGCTTTTTTTGATGCGTTAATGCTAATCTTGCAAAGGCTAACAACAGCAAGTGTAAAGTTCCCTTCGAAATGCTCGTCCGCATAATCCTGAATATCTCGAACTAGCTGTAACTGTTTAAAGTTTATTAATTTCTTCATCTCACGCTCCATTAATGTTTATGTATATTCATAATATATACAAATTATAGATTAGTCAATCTTATTAAAGGCACAAAAAAGCCTCAATTAAGAGGCTGTGGTTATGCGTATTCAGTGATATGGCTGCGATCATTAAATTATGGTGTTATTTTTCCACCATCTATTTCAGCCTGAAACATGGCTACTATTTTTCGGTTAACCTCCTTCTTCTCATAATTGAGCAGCTTACCGAGTTGGGTTGATGACATTGTTTTTATATTTGATGATAGTTCGTTCATTTTTCAATATCCTGCAAGCTTAAAATAAATCCACAAAACTCAGATGCCGACATGCTATTCATAGCAGGTTCTAAAAAACTCAATCCGTAGTTCATGGCAGCCCTAGCAACATCGCTTTGCGTGACACAACCGTCAGCAGATAGTTTTTTTAATTCTCTAACTACAGCTTCTTTATCAAATACAATGTTTAATTTTTCTCGTCTCATTATTATCTCCTCGAATGAATACCTATAGTATACCCATTGTCCATACTTAGCAATAGATTATTATTTAGTTAATCCCTAACATTTAACTGTGCTTATTTACATAGTTTTAATAAGCTGATTTTTCTTCTTATTTACCGAAGCCGTAAATCCTGCTTTCAGAACTTCATTCTGCCGCCTCTTTCTTTTTAGCTTCTTTAGCGTAGTTAGTTAAAACCCACACCATAAAGTTATTCACGCTTCGGCCTTCTCGCCCTGCCGCTTCTTTCATGTTGTCGAAAAACTCTCGCTTGGCTTTAATAGTCGTTACTTTCATATCACTCATTTTTACTGCTCCATTGTTAGTGTTTTTAGATAGTACCACAAATAATTTCAAATGGTAGTATTTAACTATTGCAAAGTGCAAAACACTTCGTTACTATGGTTGGGCAATTTAGCAAAAGGGGAAAGAGTAATGAGTAACTTACGGATTTGGGATAGCTTCGGCAA